GATTTCCGATCGCAAGATCCGCACCGCCGACCAACAGCAGGTTGTCCAGACCTATCAATTTACGCTACGGCCACGTGCGGATGTTGCGCAGGATTGGCAGGTTGTTTTTGGGCAGCAGTTCTTCACGGTGCGCTCAACCGATCGCACGCAGGCCGATCGGCTCATCATTACGGCGGAGGCAGATATTCGTCATGATAGAACAGGCGATTAAAACCGCGCTAGAGCGTATCACCGGGATGCTCGCATATCCGCTGCTACTGCCTAAAAGTGCAACGACCGGAGTCACCTTTCAGCGTATTTCCGATCCTGAACTCAACACCGGGCTTGCCCGTAGCGGGGTAGTTGAAGGGCGATTTCAGATAACCCTGTACGTGGTCGATGATTTTTCGCAGCTGGTGATGCTTGATAAGGCCATTTGGCACGACTGGCACAGTCTCGTTCACGGCAATCTTGAGGGTTATCCTGTGCAGTACATCGAACGCGCTGGCCTGCAAGATAGTGCGATACCTCTTAACGATGGATCTACGCTCTACCGTCGCGCCCGCGATTACCTCATCACGTTTTCGGAGTAACCCATGGATATCACGATGCAATTCCCCTCCGGGAAGGACTTCGATCGCCTGCTGTCTGAGATGGAGCAAAAGGTAGGAATCAAAGTGTTGCGCGACGCGGGGCGGGCGGCGTTGGCCGTGGTTGAGGCCGATATGAAACAGCATGCGGGCTACGATGAAAAAGGCACCGGCGAGCACATGCGCGACAGCATTAAAATCCGTAGCACCAGTCAGATAAAAGACGACCGCTATGCCACGGTGGTCACCCTCAAAGTAGGACCGAGCAAGCAGCATCACATGAAAGCGCTGGCGCAGGAGTTCGGCACCGTCAAACAGGTGGCAAAACCGTTTATTCGCCCCGCGCTGGACTACAACAAGGCGAAGGTGCTTAAGGTCTTGGCGATAGAGCTTCGTTACGCCTTAGAAAACCGTTAATCCGATGCCGCCATAGCGCGGCTTTTTTATAGAGAGAAAAATCATGCCTGATGAACAGATCAAAAGTCCGTCCTCGTTTGCCACGCTGCCCGCCGGTACGCGCGTGCTGTATGGCCCGCTGGGGTCAACTATCGATACAGCTGACCTGCTGCAAAATATCACCACGCTGGGTGCAACGGGCAGTAAAGGGACCTATATCGAGGTGACGCGCCTTATCGATACCGAGCCCAAGTATATGCAGGACATGGCCGAAGGCGAGGATAAAACCTTTGTCTTTCTCGATGCGCCAGATGATGACATTCAGGAGGCGTTTATTGACGCGGCGGACGCCAAACAAACGGTACTGCTGTTTATTGAGTTCCCGAACAAACGTATTGCCACCCAAGAACTGGCACTGAACGGCCACAGCATGCAGGCGGTCGATTCCCCCAAGGGGAAAGTGCTGCAGGTGGAAGTTTACGCGAAGCAAAACAGCGTGAAATGGTCTAAGAAATCCTCAACGCCGGAGAGTGGCTCATAATGACGTACAAAAATCTGTTACTTAAACCCAACAACGCAACGATTTCCCTGACGCTACTGGGGCAACCCGTCCACATTCGCCGCCTGTCTGCGCAAGATATGCTTGATTACAGTGCGCAAATTGATGATGAGCGTGCGCAGGGCGGCAACTCGGCGCAGTTAGCCAAGGCAGGCGTGGCGCTGATTATTCGTGCGTTAGTGAATGCCGATGGCAGCCGCCCCGATAAAGCGGACTTACCGACGCCGGAGGCGATTTTACAGGTGCATTCTCAGGCTGACATTATGCAGGCGCTGACCACGGTACAGCGTCACAGCTATGGCACGCTTGAGGAGGCGGAAAAAAACTAACTGACTCGCCGTGGCTATGGTCAATCTTTTCATTGGCTGACCGCCTCGGTGAGTCTGACCCACGTAAAATCGCCGTACTGCCTGCCAATATGTTGCTGCACTGGCAGGCATACCTAAAAATGCGTGCCGAGCAGGCGGTGTCTGCCTCGGCGCTCCCTCATCACGCTCCTTCTGCATACCCGGCTGAATCAGACGATTTTGCAGAATGTTTACGGATAATAGGCCATGGCTGATGTTGCTTCATTAGCGGTTGCGTTGCATCTCAATGCCGCCAGCTTCAAGGCGCAGTTTGTTGACGCGATGAAAACCGCCGATACCAGTGCGCAGCAGTTTAATCAAAAAGCCCAAACCGAAAACCGAAAAACCAAGCAGTCGTTTGTGGATTTGGGGGCAGGGGTTCGGGGCGTCGATGCGGACTTTGGGCGCGTCAATAATAACGTTAACACCAACATTAAGGGCTTTGGGCAGCTGCGCTATGCGCTGTCCAATTTAGCGGCGGGCGGGAATGTCGCCAGCAGCACGCTGACCAGCGCGTTAATTCCGGCGTTGGGTACAGGGCTGACCTCTGCCGTTTCTCAGGGCACACAGGGTATTCACCAGCAGCGTGAAGCAATGATAGCGCTGGCGACCTCACAGGTTAACGGGGCGCAGTCCATCATTGCCAATGCGCGTGCCGCGCGTGACCAGGCACAATCCCAGTTTGCCGTGGCACAAAAGACCATCGAGGCGGCAAAGGCACAGCGTGAGCAGGCATTTTCTCTCGATGAGTATTATGCCAAACAGGTGGAGGTGAATAAGCAGTTTGGCGTCACGGTGAATTACCAGGAGGAGCATGCTAAAAACGCCCGCGCCATTACCGAAGCGAATCTGGCGGAAGCGGCCGCGAAACAAAAGATTGCCGCCGCCGCGAAAACGGTGCTGGAGTCTGATATTGCCGAGTCTAACGGCAAGCGCACGTTAACCACCGCCACGCGAGACCTTGCCGCCGCGAGTCAAGAGCTGTCCGTGGGGCAACGGATGGCGGCAAGTAGCGCGGGATTGATGCGAACCGCCATGGCGGCGATGGGGGGGCCAATCGGTATCGGCGTGATGGTCGCGATAGCCAGTGCAAAAGCCCTGTATGGCAGCTATGAAAAGGCCGAGGCCGCCACCAAAGGGTTTAATGCCGCACTGCAAAAAAGCGGTAATCAATCCGCTATCGCCGTCAAAGATATTCAGTCGCTGACCTACAGTCTGGGCAATACCGAAGGGGCGATTAAGTCGGTGACGGCGGCGGTCGGCGCGGGCTTCGGTGGCAGCATGCTTGAGCAGGTCTCCGCACTCGGCAGTCGCATGGAGGAAGTCGGTCAAAGTTCGGATGATTTGGTCGGCATGTTGTCAAGTCTCAAGGGCGACCCGTTACAGGCGATGGAGAAGCTCACCGAGCAGGGGATTTTGCTTAACGGTAGTCTGATTTCGCAGATTGTGACGCTCACCCGTCAGGGGCGTACCAGCGAAGCCACCGCGCTGTTACAAAAAGCGGCGATGGATGACGTTAACCAAAAAGTGACCGAGCAAGAAAGCCAGATTAGCGGCCTTGAAGGGGCATGGAAGTCACTCAAAGGCACGGTCTCTGAGGCGTTTAACGTGATGGGACAGGCGCACATTGCCACCGCGCAGGCGCAAGCCGCTGCCGCAGGTGTCAAGATGGAGGTCAGCAATAAACCCGCCGAAGAAGCCAAGGCCGCCGCCGAAGCACGTTTTGCGCAGCTGCAAAAAGAGCGAGAAGCCATCACTCAACGGCTCAAGCTCGAAAATGAAATCGCAGGGCTGATAAAGTCGGGCGCTGACCCCGCCAAGGAGCGCGGCAGGCTGACCGATGAACTTAACCGCAAGCTTAAAGCCGGTGAAATTGACGCCCAAAACTACGCGCAGGCGATGAAGGGGCTCAATAAGCAGTTTAAAGAGCACACCCAAACTCGCGCCAGTGTTTATAAAGACGATGAAGCCACGCGCCGCCTGCAAGAACTGCGTTCACAGGAAGCGGTATTGCGTCAGCAGGCCACGCAGACGGACGAGTTAAACGCGGCTGAAAAGAAGCTGTTGGCGTTTAACCAGGAAATCGCGGAGCTAAAAGAAAAGCGTATCTTGACCGCCGGTCAACGCAGCGTCTTAGTGTCAGAGGCACAGCTTCGGGCGCAGCTTGCGATAAACGTCAGTCTTGAGAAAGCCAACGACCAACGCAAGGTTGCGCTGCAGGTGCAAGAGCAGATGCGCGACGTGACCGAATCCACGCGCAAGCTGCAGCAGGAGTACGACAACAAAGCCGCCCAAATGACCATGAGCGCAGGGGCTTATGATCAGAGAGTGGAAACCCAGCGCATTCAGGAGGATTTTCGTAAGCGTCGAGAGGATCTTGATAAGCAGTATACAGATAAGTCTAAGTTATCCTATAAGGCCAGGCTGGAGGATTATCGCGCTGCTGAGGAAGCGCAGATTGCCATCGTTAAAAGCGGTGCCGATAAGAAGGCCGCGATAGAAGCCGATGGCTTTGCCGGGATGAAAAAAGGACTGTCTGACTGGACGGAGGCTGCCGGTAACTCCTTTGCGCTGGCGCGTGACGCCGCCACCAACACCATGAGTACCATGGGCGACGCTTTTGCCAGCTTCGTGGTGAAAGGCAAGGGGGATTTCAAGTCGATGGCCTCCTCTATCCTCACGGATCTGGGGATGATGATCGCAAAAATGGCCTTCTTTAACGCCATTAAGTCAGGCTCCACGGCGATGGGGGGGCAAGACTGGTTTGGTTTTGCGGACGGGGGTTTTACGGGCGCTGGCGGCAAACATGATGTGGCGGGGGTCGTACACCGTGGCGAATGGGTGGTGCCACAGGACGTGGTGAAAAAGCCCGGCATGTTGAGCTTTCTCAACGAGCTGACCTACGGCGCAGGTTATGCCGATGGCGGCTTGGTGGGGGGCGTCACGCCACGCAATACGGTGTCGTCTGCACCCGCGCAAACATCCGCACCCAGCCCCGCACGCGAGCTGCATGTGCATATCCCGATTTCGGTTTATAAGGAGCAGGGCGGGTCAGTCAGTGAGGGCAATGATTCGGTCGGGGTCACGGATGATTTACGGCGCTGGGTGCTGGGCACGGTCGAGTCGCGGTTGCAGGATTCGATGCGCGACGGTGGCGAGTTCGATCAGTTTGTGCGAGCCAGAACTTAACAGGCTTTCGCTGTTTGTGTCAGTATGTCTCAAAATGACATAAAGGGAGAAGACGATGAAACGCATCATACTAGGCGCTCTATGCTGCACGTTGCTCGGAACGGCATTGCCCACGCTGGCGCGTGACCTGACGCCGCCGGAGAAGAAAGTGATTATGGATGTGGTTAACGATCAGCTAAAAGATCCTGAAAGCGCCAAATATCATTGGCAAGCCGATCAGGGTGGCGAAATATATT